TTCAGTAGTAACAGTTGATGCTATTTTAACTACAAAAGGAAGAGAATTATTAGCTCAAGGTAATTTTAATATTACACAATTTGCCTTAGCTGATGATGAAATTGATTATACTCTTTACAATCCAACACACCCTTCAGGTTCTGCTTTCTATGGTGAGGCAATTCAAAATATGCCTTTGTTAGAAGCATTCCCTCAAGAAACTCAAGTGATGAAGTATAAATTAACTACTTTACCTCGTGGTACAGCTAAAATGCCAATTCTTGAAACAGTATCAATTGTTAATATTAAACAAGGTCAATCACAAGTTATTGATCCTGAAACAGCTAACTACTTTAGCAGAAAAGAAAGTTCAGGATATACCTTTACAATTGCTGATGCTAGATTAATGTCAACTTTTGAAGGTGTAGGTATTAACACAGATCAAGCTACTACTCTTAACCAAACAACAACTGTTGGAACTAATGTATCTAAGACAGTAATTGGTACAACTTTAAGTTTAAGAGGTACTACTGTTAATACATTATTTGGAACTACAACTACTACTTTGTATACTACATTAACAATTGTAGGTAGAGATAGTGGAGCTAGAGTAACTATTCCTGTTCAAGTAAATAAAGTATCTTAATATATAGAATATGTCATTTAAAAGATTAGAAGCTGATGATTTCGTAATAAGTGCTGACTCTGTTGTTGCCCCAATGTGGTCAACAGGTAATGCTGAGTTAACTCAATTTTACTCTTCTTCAGTACAAGAAGCTGGTGCCTCTGGAGATTTTTATCTAAATGTATACCAAACAGGATCTGATTTATCAGGTTCAGCAGTTCAATTTGGAATTGCTTATGGTAACAAATATGGTAGCGGTAGTAGAGTATATAACTTAGCAGTTGATGGAAAATCACCTTCATCTACTGTTTATGGTCAATACCAAAACTTAGTAATTGGAGATGAAAATACAGACTTTGTATTTGGTAATGTTACCCAATCCCAATTCCACGCTATTACTTTTGAAAGAGCTAGATATAAAGAATCATTACTCCCAGGTTCATTAACCTTAAAAATTTCAGGAAGTGCTGGAAATATATCTTTAACAGACAATAGTCAATATATTGTAGCTGAAACTTTTAATGAAGCAGGAAGAGTATACCAATTAATTTCTGGTTCAGCAGGTACTAAAATAACCAACGATGGAACTACTTCAGATGGTTATTCTGCTAAGTCAGGTTCATATGGTTGGTTCTTACCAGACATTGGAACTATTCTATTAAACTCAACAGCCTTAGCTCAACCAGCTATTAGTGGAGGTATTGCTTTTGGATATAGTGGTTCAACAGATTCAGGAAACGCAGGTACAGGTTCAGCCTTACCAGGAATTACTCCTATGTCTTCTATGTATAAAGCTATTTCAGGTTCAGCAGGAGCTGCTAGTTTCACTATTAATTCAGATGAAACTATTACTGCTGATTATATCTTTGTAAGACCAAGAAGTTCAGAGTTTAACTATTCAGAAAACCCAAGTTTTATATCAGGTTCAACAGGTGAAGTATTATATAGTTCATTTATTAATAATCCTGTTACTTATATAACAACTGTAGGAATGTATAATGACAATAACGAATTATTAGCAGTTGCTAAACTTTCTAGACCTTTAACTAAAGACTTTACAAAAGAAGCTTTGATTAGAGTTAAGTTAGATTTCTAAAATGAATGAGCGCGTACAAACAGTTTCTAGCGTCAGATATAATTGTTACACCATTTGAGGTTAACAAGAGATTCTCCTTTGAAGGGGCGGCTGCTTTAACTGGTTCTACTGTTGGTATTGATCGTTATTTAGGAAAAAATATAAATTTAATCCCTTTCCTATCAGGATCAAATCCTACTACGGGTCAGATAACTCCTCAAGACCAACAATTGGTTTATGAGTCTATAAAATTACTTTATTACTCTAACTACTTAAATACTACAAGTAGTTTTGGAGCCCAACCTACTACCTCTAGTTTAATACCTGGATATGATGTTGAAGGAGATGTTATAGTAGGACCTACTTCTTCTCAAGGTAGATATTATAATTATTTACAAACAGATATAACTTTCCAAAAATATTTTCCAACAGGTTCTGATTCAACCATAGGTGTTATATCTATACCAACAGGAGTGTTTGGAAATTATATTCAACCTAATTCTTTTTCTTGGATTGCTCCTAGTGGTTCTATAACCGATGATGGAGAAGGTAATTTAATCTTTACTAGTACAGGACAAATATGTGGTAATATATTTTATAGCCACGGTATAGCAGTAATTACTAGTGATTCATCACCCCAAGGAGATACTTATGGAACAGCTAGATATGGTTCATCTCTTTATGGAGTATCAGATTCTGTTATAGTTGAAAATTTTGTAACATCTTCTAATGTAACTTGTTCATTCTCATCTTCATTAACTATTTATGAAACTCAATATAAATGTACTATTAATGAAAATGAGTATAATTTCACTTTAAACCCATCTGTTTCTTCAGGCAGTGTACCTTATTCAAGTTCAATAGGTACATTCTATACTCCTGGACAATATTTAAATAGTTGGGCTACAGGATCTGATTTTAGTCCTTATATTACAACAGTAGGTTTATATGATAATGATCAAAACTTATTAGCAGTTGGTAAATTATCTCAACCATTACTTACAAGTCCAACCACAGACACAACAATCCTTATAAACATGGATAGATAAATTTTATGAATAATTGGTTTTCAAAAACAGAAACAGATTGGGGAACAAAAATAAAAAAAGAATATCTTACAATTGAAGATTTCCCAGAAGATACTTATGGTTTTATTTACATTGTAACTCATAGACCTACAGGAATATGTTACCTTGGTAAAAAAGTTCTTTACCATAACGTAAAGAAAAAACTAACAAAAAAGGAACTAGCAGAACAAACAGGCCCAGGTAGAAAATCAGCTACAAAAGTAGTAACAAAAGAATCAGACTGGAAAACCTATTATGGCTCTGCTAAACCAATTTTAGAATACATAAAGGATGGTAAACAAGAGGAATTTACCCGTGAAATTTTACAATTGGTTCCTAATAAAAAACTTTTAACTTACTATGAATGTAAGTTTTTATTTAAATATGGTGTGTTAGAACACCCAGAAGGATATTTTAATGATAATATTTTAGGAAAGTTTTTCACCAAAGACTTTGCTTCTTAATTATCTCTTATTATATTAAGACTATGCTCAATCAGCCTTTGATTGCATTAGTTAACTCTGTCCTAGGAACAGGCAAACAAACAGCAAGTGGTAACTATGCTTACCATTGTCCTTTTTGTAATCACCATAAGCCTAAGTTAGAAGTCAATATGAAAGAAAATGCTAAAGGAGAAAATCCTTGGCATTGTTGGGTGTGTGATAAAAAAGGTAAAAAAGTATATCAATTATTTAAGGCAGTTGAAGCTCATCCTGATAAAATAACAGAGTTAAACTCTATTGTAAAATATACAGGTCCTGAAAAAATAGTTGAGACTGTTAATAAGTTAACTTTACCTAAAGAATTTAAAGCATTTAAAGACATTCCTAAATCAGATATTGAAGGAAGACATGCTTTAGCTTATCTAAAGTCTAGAGGAATAACAGAAGAAGATATTTTAAAATATAATATTGGATATTGCACTTCAGGCCCTTATAAAAAAATGATTGTTATTCCATCATATGATGCTGAAGGAAAACTAAATTATTTTACTGCTAGAAACTTTGATAAAAACTCTACTTTAAAATATAAGAATCCATCTGTATCGCGCGACATCATACCATTTGAGTTGTTTATAAACTGGAATATACCGCTTATATTATGCGAAGGACCATTTGACGCTATATCTATCAAAAGGAATGTAGTCCCGCTTTTAGGAAAAAATATTCAAACAAAATTAATGAAGAAGATAGTAATGTCTTCTGTAGATAAAATATATATTGCCCTTGATAAAGACGCTCAAAAACAAGCTTTACAATTCTGTGAGCGTTTATTAAATGAAGGAAAAGAAGTTTATTTAGTAGATATGAAAGATAAAGACCCAAGTGAAATGGGTTTTGAAAACTTTACTAAATTAATTCAAGAAACTTATCCATTAACATTCTCTGAGTTAATGGGAAAAAAACTATTTTTATGAGTAAAAAAAACATTAAAAAATCTTACGATAGAATATTACAAATTTCTGAAGATGCGAAACAAATCACTATGCCAGACTCACGTTACTATAGACGTAACGGAGAGTATTATCCTTCAGTAACTTATGTTTTATCATATTACCCCAAAGGAAAATTCTTTGAAGACTGGTTAAAAAAAGTAGGTTATTCATCTGAATATATTGTTAAAAAAGCAGGTGAAGAAGGTACTCAAGTACATGAAATGATTGAGGCTTTCCTTAATGGAGAAGAATTAAACTTTTTAGGTCCTCATGGTGGTCCATTATATCACCCGGATGTATGGCAAATGTTTTTACGTTTTGTTGATTGGTGGGAAGAATATAACCCAACATTAATTGAGACTGAGGTACATTTATTTTCAGACGAGCTTAAGGTAGCAGGTACATGTGATATGGTTTGTGAAATTGATGGTCAACTTTGGATTGTAGACTTTAAAACATCTAATAATTTACAAACAACTTATGATTTACAAACTGCTGTTTATGGTAAGTGTTATGAAGAATGTTATGGTAAAGTACCTGACCGTTATGGTATTCTTTGGTTAAAATCTTCTAAGCGTAAGGGCGCAAGTGGTAAAATGCAAGGCAAAGGATGGGAAATGTATGAGTCATCTCGCACCCAAGAAGAAAATCTAGATATCTTTAAAACAGTTAAAAAATTATTTGATTTAGAAAACCCCAAGCATTCTCCAATATTTACTGAGTTTAAAACTCAAGTAAAAAGAAAGTTATAATATTTATGATAAAATCAATAAAATGAAAGACATTATAAGAATGAGTCAATTAGCAGGTATTATCACTGAAGGTCAAGCTAAAAAAATGATGGAAGTATTAAACGAAGAAGATGGATCTGTTTTAACTCAAGACGATTTTGATACTTTAGAAAATAAAGGATTTGAAATAAATTTTGTTAATCCTGAACATCACCTTTTTTATATTGAAAGACAATATAGATTACCCAAAGCAGATTGGAGATATTTAAATAATCTTTTACAAAAGAAAAACATCCCATTTGAAGTTAAATTTTGGAGAGGTGATGGCGATAAAGGTCAAAGTAAACAAATATGGATTGATACCAAATACACAGATGTTCCTAACCCACTTGGTTAATAAAAATTCTTAAAAAATATTAAAAGAAAGGGCTTGGTTATCCAAGCCTTTTTTATAATATTTATGACAAACCCTATCTATGATTGGACTGGTATCTTTATTGATAGAAATGCAAGGAAATCCAAAAGCAATAATTTTGGCAGGCTCTCCAGGGGCAGGCAAAGGGTCAATAACAGGTGACTTAGACTTATCTGGACTTAAAACATTAAATTTAGACGATACTATAGCAGCTTTATCAAAGGCTGATGGTTTTACTTTAAACCAAAAAGCTACAGATGCTGAAAATAGGAGTGCTTTTATGAAAGCTATGGCTGCGGCTACTAAAAAGCTTAAAGACGAAGACATTCCTAATACTATAGCTAATAAAAATTCATTCATACTAGACGGCACTTCAGCCTCATCTAAACAAACTATAAACTTATATAATCAATTAAAAGACAATGGTTACGATGTTATGATGCTTTATGTTTACACTGATTTAGAAACGGCTCTAGACAGAAATGAAAAGCGCTTTGAAAAATCAGGAGGTGAAGATAGAAGTTTAATGCCATCTGCTGTTTACAGAACTTGGTTACAAGTTTATAAAAACTTTGATGAATATAAACAATTGTTTGGAGATAATTTTGTTTCTGTAGCCAATACAGGTAAAAGTGAGACAATGAAAGATGTAGAAAAAATTCTACAAAAATATATTGACCCATATAAACCAACAGACGCTAAACCTAAAACAGAAAAAGAACAGGCTAAAGCAGAAAAATTAAATAAGGAATTAAACCAACAAATGGAAGAGTTTTTAAACTCTGATAAAATAAAAAATATTATAGACAATTCAGTCTCAAAAGAACAAGCACAACAAAAAATCACTAACTTTATAAACAAATGAAATTATTAGACTTATTAAATGAAGTAGAAGAAGCTGAAAAAGCAGTTAAAGAAACATCCCCAATTACCGAAGCTGAAAAAATTCCAGTAGATGAAGTAGGTAAATTCTTTGTAGTTGAAAAACCAAAACAAAATTCAGAAATAGAAGATGTTGTATGGGAATGTGACCTTCCAATGTTTGCTCTTCAAGTTAAAGGTGGATTAAAAATTGAAGATATTTTAGGTGTTTACAAACAAAAATCTGATGCTCGTAGAGTAGGTACTGAAGCTTTAAAAGCATTTCAAGACCAGCTTAAAGAAATGGAAGATGCTATGAATGAATTTCGTGAAGCTAAAAAATCCATCGAGGAAAAAAGAAAATCAGCTGCTGAAAAAGTTAAAGCTTTAAAATAAATGAATCAACTAACTAAATTCCTTATTGGAGAACTGTTAGATGAAACAAAAACAGTGGCTATTTATGGGGGTGGGTTTAAACCACCAACCAAAGGTCACTTTAATGTTGCTAAACAAGCTTTAGAAGAACTTCCTGACATAAATGAATTAAAAATATTTGTTGGTAGTGGAGTTAGAGATGGTATTACACAGGAAGAATCTTTAGCTATTTGGAACATTTATAAAAATTATCTTTCTGATAAAGTAGATGTTGAGGCATCTATTGCCCCTGTTAAATCTGTTTTAGGATATGCTAAAGAACATCCTGAAGAAAAAGTTTATTGGGTTTTAGGAGCTAGAGAAGGTGATGAAGATGATTTAGCTGATATTGCTAACCGAACTAAATCCATTAGTAAATACCCTAACCTTGAGGTTAAAGTGATTACCTCTAAAGGTGGTGTTAGTGGAACTAAAACTAGAAAAGCAATAGCCGATAATAATAAAGAACAATTCCTTCACATGATCCCAGACGTTGAAGAAAAAGAACAAATTTGGGATATGGTTAAAAACTTAAAAGAAGCTGTAACACCTGATGAGTTAAAACAAGCTGATACTTATGCTGATAAACAATTAGGAATTGATATTGATTTAACTTCTTCTCATTTATTAGACAGACTAACTGACAGAGAATCAGATGTTACTTTAGCTCAATTAATAGGATTTTTTAAACGTTTAGGTAAAAAGAAAGAAGAATTTATAGACTTTTTTACTAAGTTTAAAGAAATTGTAGCTACAGATAAAAGAACAGATTTAAATATTCCTTTTCTTAATAAAGTTAATAAAGCAATTGCTAAAACAATTATGCGAAAAGATGATTTTGAAACAACTAATCCTAAATTAGTATTTGAAGGTCGTTATGATACTATAACAAGTACAGTTGTTAGAGACATAATGGATGAATGGAAGTCTCAATATGATGGAGGTACAGGTAAATTTGAGTTAGAGGAAGATTATGATACTGTTAACTCTAAAGGTCAACCTATTAAATTTGAATTATATGCTGTATTAACAGTTAGAAAAACTAAATATGGTATCTATAGAGTAGATGGAGGAGCTGATCCTACAAGAAAATTACCTTATTTAGAAGTTAAATTTCAAGTAGATCCTAGAGACTTACCTCAAAAATGGGAAGAAATTTACATGGATTTAATTGATGTTGTTAGACATGAAATAGAACATATGACTCAGCAAGGGCCTAATGTTGTTGCCTCTACTACTACTTACAAAAATAAAAAAGGAGAAGAAGTAACAAGGTTTGATTCTAAAGAAATGGCTGATGACCAATTGTTAAGAAATCTTATTAAATTAAAATTCCTCCCAAAATCAGAATACTTTAAACTAGAACAAGAAGTAGACGCTATGCTTCAAGGTATGTACCTAAAAGCTAAAAAGTCAAGAACACCTTTTAAAGATGTAATTAATAATTACTTTGATAAAGCTAGAGTATCTAAAAAAGATAGAGAAGATATTTTAGACTTATGGAAAAAAAGAGCTAAAGCTTTATCTTTACCTTTAAATGAAGTAGGTGAAGCAAATCTTCAACCATATAAATGGACTGAAGAGGAATATGATGATATAGGTATTGAGGTAAGTTTTGAAACTGATAAAGGTGTTGAATATAGTGTTCAATTACAACGTAATGTTTATAAATTTATTCCTGTATTAGATGTAGAATTTGCAGCTGGTGTAATAGATCCTAATTTTGGAGGAGGTATGTCTTCTAAAATAACTATTAATAAAGGGGAACTATTCAAAGTAATGTCTACTATTGTAGATATTATAAAATATTATCTAAATCAAACAGAGGCTCAAGGTATTGTATATGCTCCTTCTAAAAAATCAGGCGAAGAAGATACAGGTAATCAAAGAGATAATTTGTATAGAGCTTTTATAAGTAAAGCAATTCCAGGAGCAAAAATTATTCAAAAAGGACCAATGATAGTAGCTTTACTTCCTGGACATGATACATTAGATGAAGGAAAAGAACCAGCTAAAGGCACAGGTAAAAAACCTAAAGGTTCTAGTCGTAGATTATACACAGATGAAGACCCAAAAGACACTGTAGGTATATCTTTTAAAACTAAACAAGATATAATAGATACTTTAAATAAAGCTTCATTTAAATCAAAGTCTCATGCTCGTCAATCTCAGATTATTAATGTAATACATCAACGAGTAAGAGCAGCTTATGGTAGAGCAAAAGATCCTGAGGTTAAAAAACGTTTAAAAACAGCTTTAGATTATGCTGAAAAACGTAAAGAAGCATCTAAAAAGAAAACAGAACGCTTACGTAAAATGAAAGAAGCAGCTGACCCACAAGCAGGAACAGCTTTACCTTATGGTTCAGGTTTCGCTCCTATAAAAGAAATTTACCAATTTAAAGTTTCAGACAAAAACTATGATGAAGAAGATAATTCTTTAATTTCAGTTGACTATAAATTTTCTACTCCTGACAATGATTACAGAGTTGAATTTCATTCAGGCGAATACAACCCAGAAGCTAAAACATTTGATGTTTCTTTTGGAATAGACCAATATAGTTCTAAACTTGATACCTTCCAAATGACAGGTGAAGGCAATGCTTTAAGTATCCTTAAAACTATTGTTGATATTATTAAAGATTTTACAAATCGCTTTGAAGTAAATAAGTTAATTATTAACCCAACAAGTGAAAAACGTGGAAAAGTTTATTCAATGGTATTAAAAGCTTTACCCCAAGATATTTTAAATAAAGTAAAACTTATAAAGGAAAACGATCAAGAATTAGATAAACAAATAAATTCTGTTTTACAAGACTGGATTATATCTTCTTTAGATGATAAAGAAAAAAGATCATCTGCTTTACAAAAATTATTACAATTAAATATTCCTAAGGAATATAAACAAGTTCCTTCTAATACTATGTTTAGAATAATTAGAGCAGAACCTGGATTAACTAAAATTAATTTAGATAAAACTCCTTATTCCTCATATGCTTATGATTATAAAGGTGTGAAAAAAATTCTTAATTGGTATAAAAAAGATTATAATGATAATTTAGTATCATATTTAGTTGAAGTTCCTGTTCAAGATGTTGTTATATCTATTCCTACTTTTTATAAAAAAACAAAAATATGGAATGGGAAATATTTTGACCAATTGGTAAAAACAGAATATGAAGTTATAGCAAAAAACCCTTTAGGAGAATATGAAACTGAAATTATCTCAGAAATAAAATCAGATCCTTTTGGTTTAAATGAATTAGCAAAAGATTTTGTAAATGAAGTTTTTGAAGAGGCTTGGAATCCCAAAGAAACATTCTTATCTTTAGCTGTATTTATGAAAGACAATGGAATGAATGTGACCCCATTGCCTAAAATTAAGGTTATTTCAGACGATAAAGAAAACGCGTCTCGTCTTTTGGGCAGAACAGCTTATTACAACCCAGTAGAAAAGTCAATAACTCTTTACACCTTTGGAAGGCACCCAAAAGACGTATTACGTTCTTTCGCCCACGAAATGGTTCATCACCATCAAAACCTTGAAGGTACATTAGGAAATATAAATACAACTAATACAAATGAAGATGGTCATTTGGATGAATTAGAAAGAGAAGCATATGAAAAAGGTAATATTATGTTACGTAATTGGGAGGATAGTATAAAAAATGTATAAATTAAAATTAACTGATGTATATAAGCAGCTTAAAGAGGAAGAAAACCAAGCTGAAGAACAAAGATACAAAATCTATTGTGACATGGATGGCGTACTTTGTGACTTTGATAAGCGTTTTACTTCTCTAAACCCTGAAAAATTATCACCAACTCAATATGATGCCAAATACGGTTCAGAAAAGTTTTGGAACTTTATTGATAAAGAAAACGGTGTTAAGTTTTGGGTAGGTATTCCATGGATGAAGGATGGTAAAGAATTATGGGATTATATTTCAAAATATAACCCAACATTATTATCAGCTCCTTCAAGAGAAAATGAATCACGTTTAGGAAAACGTTTATGGGTTAAAAATAACATCCCAGGAACTAAACTTATTTTAGCGAGAGCTTCTAAAAAACAAAATTACTCTGGTAGAGATAAAATACTTATCGATGATCGCCCAGATAATATAGAACAATGGAGAAGTCAAGGTGGTATTGGTATTTTACATACTAGTGCTGCAGACACAATTAAACAATTACAAAATATAGGACTATGAGTTTACCAGTAACATATAAAAGACTAGTATTATCTGGAGATAAAGCTAAAGAATCAGCTAAAGAAGCAAAAGATAAATTTTCTAAAGAATGGAAAAAAGATTATTCTGATGCTAAATTAGATATTAAAGACGGAGTTGAAGGAAAAGTAGTTATTGATATCACTACTAAAGACTCTTCAGCTGCTGCTTTAGCTTCTAAAATTAAAGATGTAGCTACTAAAAATAAAGTAACAGTAGTTACTAAAGATAAACCATCCTTAAAAGCAGTTAAAGAATTAAAATTAACTAGTGTTTTAAGAGACATTATAAAATAAATGAAAAACGATTCAGTTTTAAAAAAAGAATTTAAACAAAAAGACGTTCAACGTCTCCGTAACTTGGTTCAAGGCAAGTATGGAGAAAAGTCTACTGTTGGAATTGGTTATAGTAAAGCAAAAGAATTCCATTCCGAAGGAGATGTTTGGGAAGAAGATGGTCGAACATGGACTATCAAAAACGGAATTAAACAAAATATTACTAAATTAGATAAGGCAAAAGAAGGTATTGTATTACCTGTTTTTTGCCCTTCTTGTTCTCATACTATGAAACCTCATCTAGATAAAAGATGGTATGTAATGTATGGCCATTGCTTTAACTGTCAGGTAAACCATGAGGCTGAATTAAGAAAACAAGGTAAATTAGAAGAAGTAGAAAAACAGGTTGTTAATGACCAAGTAGAAGGTTTAACTAAAGATTTTGAAGTTTGGTTTGATGAAATGATAAACTCTAAAAATTCTTTTGTCACTGAAGCAGGTGATGTAGAAAAATGGGATGGTTCTGGTAAAGAACAATTACTTAAACAAAAAGAAGAAGCACTAAAATACTTAAATTCACTTAAAAAATAATGGAACCACTAACTATGTTGACGACTGTACTTGTTGCCCTAATCACTGCTGTGTTTGGACCAATTGCTGTCGCTTGGGCTAAAAAGAAATTCGATTCATCTATTCCAGTTAACCCAGTAGATGAAGCCATTGAAATGAATTCCTTAATTGATGAGCAATTAGAGACATTATTAGAAGAAATGGAAGCTGATAGAGTATGGATAGCTCAATTCCATAATGGAGGACATTTTTACCCAACAGGTAAATCAATCCAGAAATTTTCTGTGTTTTATGAAAAATTAGGCTTTGATGTAAAATCAATTCAACATACGTTCCAAAACATTCCTGTTTCTTTATTTCCTAAAGCAATGGCTGAATTATATAAAGAAGGAGAAATCACAATTCCAACATTTGAAGAAGGTAAAAACTATGATTTAGAGTCTTTTTCAAGACCTTTTGGTACAAAATCAATTTATATGATAGCACTTTCCGATTTACATGACCGTTTTATTGGTGTTTTAGCTATATCATATAATAATGAGTATAAATTTACAAAAGAAGATTGGATATTTATACGACAGAAAGCAGGCGTAATTGGTACGCTTTTAGATGATTATTTAAATAAAAAGAAATAATATGAGAAAGTTCATAACAATGGCTAAGATGACTAGAGACACGACTGTTAATCAGTCTTCTCCTGTTCCTCCTCAACCAGAAGAAAAAGTTATAGAGGAAAAAGTTGTAGAAAAACCTATAGAAAAACCTATTTCTAAAAAAACAACAAATAAAAAAATAAATGAAAGACCTTCATAAAATACAAGAATTCTTTTCTAAACCTTTAAAAGAAAATACATTAAAAGTAGGAGACAAAGTATCTAAAAAATACGCTTCAACAGAAGATGATTATACTAAAGAATTTGAAATAATTTCTATTGAAAAAGATCGTGCTAAATTAAAAGATTTAAAAACAGGAAAGACAACAGGAATGTCTTTATCTGATTTAACAAAAGAATCTTTAAAAGAAGATATGTTTGGTGATCCACTAGACCAAATCTTTAGACAATACGCTGGTAAAACTATCGAAATGGATTTTACAGACCCTGAATCAGACTGGTCTGAAATGTTAGGCGAATTAGGTGAATATCTCCCAGACGACCAATTATCTGATTTTATGTCAAGTGAAGAACTTGATTCATACTTAGATGATTATAATATTAGATTAATAGATCCTATTGTTGATAAAGAAATAGATAGAGATATACTTAAAAAAGCAAAAGCTAAATACGATATAGACACTATGAGAAAAGCAGCTAACATGCCCCCACTAGATAGTATTGCCTCATTAAATGAGGAAAAATCATTTTCAGACTATTCAAACAATGAATTAGCTGCCTATTGTAAAAACAATCCAACTGATAAAAAAGCGGCTGTTGAACTTCATAAACGTTCTCAAGCACTTAAAAATTTAACTAGAACAGATGAAGCTAAAGATAATATCAAAGTAGGTGATATGGTTAAAGTTGATGGTGGAGGTACTTACAAAAGAGTAGAAGGTACTGTCGGTGGTTATCCCGCTTTTGTTCGAGTTGAAAATGGTAAAGAAGGTAAACAGAAAACCGGCTTAGTTGGTTTCGTTAAAATCACTAAAGTAGAAGAAGCTATTGATGTAAATGATCCTGTTCTTATGAAAATGAGATCTGCTTTGTCTAAATCTAAAGAATTATCAAAAAGGAAAACAGATAATATTAGTGGTGATCCTAACGACCGTTTCTTTAAGAAGAATATGGATAGACTAAAAAAGTTAGATGCTTTAAAGAAAAAACGCGCTCAAATTATGCGTGATATGGAACAAGAAGCTGAACCCGAAGGTGGTCCAATTGCTGACAGATACGGACGTGAATTAAATAAAATTGATACTGCTATTGCTAAGCTCTCACCTCAGAAAAAAGGGGATGAATATATGTCTAAGGATGAAATTGAAAGACGAGCAGCAATGATTCAAGATCCTTACGCTAATTATATATCACAAACAAATGCTATGTTTGGTTTAGAAGAAAATAAACCAGTAGCAAACCCTAATAAACACATTAAAGGAATCCAAATTCAATTAGATCAATTAGGTGTTAAATATGAAATGGATCCTAAAAATAAAGTTCAACCATTCAAAGCAATTTACAAACCAGTAAATAAAGATGATGAATGGTATGATAACTTTAATGATCTTATGTTTAGATATAATCTTAAAGGTGTTGTAAAAACATCAATGAATGAAGCTTCTAAAAAAGAAGAAACTGAATTTCATAAAAAATTAGATAAATTAGTTCATAGCACTTTCGGTAAAAGAAAAGGTGAATTAGAAGAAGAAGCCGATGTAGAACAAGCTGATGTTACAAAAGCCGATATTTACGCTTATCAATTTATGCAATATTTTGATAAAATAAGAGGGGTAGTTAGACATAACTTTGGAGATGCTACTAGAAAAGAATTTGAAAGAGTAGTAAAGGAAAGATTTTCTAACCACATGATAAATGAAGAAGAATTAACCGAAGCTTTTGTCCCTTCAAACATCAGAGAATTTGCTAAAAGAAAAGGTGTTAAGGAGTTAGTAGATAAAGTAGCAAGGTGGGCTGAAGGAGTAGGTAAAAAAATTGTTGGTGGAGTAGCAGTTGGTAGAGATTATGACACGTTAGTTTTAGATATGACTTATCAAGGAGGTGAAATTCGTATTAATTATTTAGATGATGAAAATCCACAAATTGAATTATATGATGAACCAGTAAGAAGTTTTAACGCTTTTGAAAAAGTATTTAATGACTATAATAAAGAGGAAGATGAGCAATTAGATGAAATGATGTCTTTAGATGATAAAGCTAAAGCATATTACCTTGAAAAACTCAAAAAAGGTGAAATCAATACTCTACCAGAAGATCCTAAAGCAGCATTTTTAGCTCAAATGATGAAAGATCAAATAGCCCACGATGAAGAAACATTACGTCGTGAACGTGGTTTAGAAGAAATAAAACAAAGAATATTTAATAAATTAAAAAAATGAAAACATATAAAATATCTGATCAAAGACTAAGAGAATTAGTTCTTGAATTTGATGTGAGAGTATCTTTTGGGGCAATCCCTCAAACTATAAAAATGATTCAGCATGATTTTATTAGTAGTATCCCTACTAATGATTATTTTACTGATGGAGAAAAACAAGCTTTAAATTTGTATTTTGAATCATATTCTACTTTACATAGTAAAAACCTTCTATTATTTGAATCCCAAGTAGATGAAGCTATAGCAGATTGGTTCAAATCAGCTGTAAAAAAAGTAAAAGAGGTTTTTGGAAATGTTAAAGAGTATGTTGTAAAACTTTGGGGGAAAATTAAAGACACTTTCAAATCAGTTATGATAAAATTTTGGGATTGGATAAAAGGAAAAGTTAAAGAATTAAAAGCACATTTTATTAAAAAAATTGAAAAAGCTTTGTTTGGACCTAAAAAAGCACCTCTTCAAAAAGAGTTAAAACAAATAGGTGAATCATTCGGTTGGGTTCGCGGTTTTTGGATGCGACTAAAAACAGACCCTCTAGGAACTTTATCCTTCATAGGCGATAAAATAAAAGCAGGTATACAATCAAAGCTATCAAGTCTTTTTGGAAAAGCAGAAGAAGAAGAAAAAACAGCAGTAGCAGAAAATATTTTTAATAAAACCCTTACTGAAGGATTAATTAATACTAACAAATTGTCTTTAATATTAGAAGAAGAAGAGGAAGATAAAGGAAATTTTCTTACAGCAAAAGGATGGAAAAATAATTGGATAAAATATGTTTGGAATATTGTTAAAATACTTCTTAACCCAGTTATGGGAACATTAGGTGTAGTAGGAGCTTGGGCTGGAGAAAAAATATTAGATGGAGCTTCTTTCTTAATATCTAAATTAGGAGGCCCAGGTCCTTATAAATTTCATATTCTTCCAGAATTAGTCATGGTAGGTTCAGAAATATCGGGTATATTTAAAAGTACAGAGCATCATTTTATGGATCTTTTAAAACCATACATAGAAATAATTCCTGGTTTAGAGACAATATTACATTTCTGGCATTTTGGACATAAACTATTATTAGGTTATGCTATATTTGAATCCATTAATGGAGCTTACAATGAAATAAGAGGCACAATAAATCAAGTCTCTGGTTCAAAAGATAAAGTTGAGAAAAAAGTTGCTTCAAATTATTCAAATTTAAATTTATCTATGAAAGAATCTTTATCTCCTGAACTCCAACGAATGCAACAATTATCTGGATTAAACTAAAAAAACACATATTTATAATCATATTATTATGGCAACTTTTAACTATAGAAAATTTTTAAAAGAGAATAAATCTACCTTTCACGCTTCATTAACTGAAGGTCAATTCTCTTGGATGACTCAAGATACAGAACAACAAATTGGCTCTGAAAAAGAAAACACAATTGATGTGTATATGTTTGATAACACAGGTAAATACTGGTTTGAAAAAGCATATGATGGATATGGTGAATTTGGTGGAAAAGATTACTATGAATTAGTAGCTGAAATGAATGGCTACACAGCAGATGATGCTGAAGAATTTGGTGGTACTTTTAAAGATTTTAGAGGTATTGGTATTAAATTAGCTTTTGGTGAACTAGAGCCAAAAAATGGTGGACCAGTATTATTTCCTGCGTTAGTAGCTGACCCTAAGAGTTTTAATTATAAAACTCATGACTTTACTCAAGAAGCAGAAACTGATCCAAACCAATCTTGGTATACTTCTGAATACGAAGATGAGGATGATTATGAAGAAGAGGAGTATGGGTATGATGAAGATGAGAATGAATTAGACGAAAACAAAAAAGCATATTACAAAGATGCTGAAGCCGATGATGCTGAACATATCGAAGCTTTAGAAAAAGATATGGAAGACGATAAAAAATCAAGCAAAATGACTAAAGAAGAATTAAAAGCAAAAATCAAAGAAATGATTTTATCTGAATACGAAAAAGACGTAAATTATACAAATGAGGACCCAGAATCAGAAGTTGATTTCTTAGCTGAATTAGAAGCAATGTTGCATGAAGCTGATGAAGAAACTGAAACCGAAACTGAAGAAGAAGTAGATGTTGACGTTGAAGATCCAGAACCAACTGAAGAACCAGTAGGTGATGGCGGATTAAAAGTTACTCAAAACGCCGATGCTGACTTAACAGGTACACAAAAAGAACTTCAAGACAATTTAGAGGCTGCTTTAGAAGCTGCTAAAAAATTAGAAGATGATAAATTAGCAAAACAAATTGGTAATTCATTAACTTTCTTTACTCGCCAACATGTTGTTAAAGAGGAATTAAGTGAAAAATTACTTTTGAAAAAAAGAGCAGGCATCATTACTGAAACTCAATATAAAGAATACTTACTTATTTTAGAAGATGAAAATATTGATGAAAGTCTTAAGAGCTCTATACTAGCCGGATTAATTGCTTTAACATCTATAGCAGGTGTAGGTAGAGTATATAAGATGGATGCAGAGTTTGAACAAAATAAACAAGCTCAAACAGAATATTATCAAAACGTTTTAACACCTGCTGCTGAAAAATTAAGTAAAGCAGAGTTAGCAGATTTAGGACTATCTATTAATGAAAAAACTAAAAAATTAGCTCTTTATAACCAAACTGACCCACAACAAATCGAGACAATTTTCTCAACATACGCTCAAAACTATATGAGATCAAACCCAGATCAATTTGCAATTGGAGTTGATGGAGGGGTTGTTTGGACGTTAAACCCAACAGCTAATTAATTAAAAAATAAAAAATTATGAACACACAAGAATTATTTGACAAAATTGACGCTTTATACGAAACATTTAAAGCCGAGCATGCTGGTAAATCTAAAGCTGCTCACGGTCGCGCTCGTAAAGCATTAGGTGAAGTTAAAAAACTTATTACTGAATATCGTCAAGCATCAGTTGCTGAAGATAAAAAATAAAATAAAATGGATAATTTTGATTTAAAAAAATACCTCGCAGAAGGTAAATTATACGAAGCTGATAATAAATCAGTATTAAGAACTCTTATCCAAGATTTAGAACCTTTTGAATATGAGGTTTACGCCGATGATGCTGGAGTAGACCTAGAAGATGGTGCCGAAATGGAAGAATACATCGCATCTCTTTCAGATGAGGAAGTATCATCCGAAATTTCTAAATTAAGAGGTATTAATAAAAAATAAAATAAAATGGATAACTTCGATTTAAAAAAGTATTTAGCTGAAGGTAAATTGCTAAAAGAAAACATTATTAACAACAAATACGTTGTTAAAGATGAAGATGAAGATGGAGATTTTTATAGAATTGATCTTCAAAAAGCACTTGATTATTTATCTCAATTTAATAATGAAGAGGTAGATGCTGAACAATTTATCAATGATGATGAGGGTTGGGGTGAATTTGAACAATATCTTATGAATGTTGAACAAATGCCAGATAAAGAATTAGAAGATGCTATGCGTCAAGAAATGAGTTTCTATTACTATAGTGATGGTGATTCAATTTAATAAAAAATAACATGCTTAACGAACGCGAACTTACCAAAGCCGAACTCAATAAAAGAGAAGAAGTACTTAAGGATCTTAAGAAACAAAAAAAGTCCTTAGTAAAACGTTATGGTAAAGATGCGGAAGCAGTTATGTATGGTCGTGCAACCAATATTGCCAAAAAACAAGCCGAATCAATGAACAAAGAAAAACTAAAAGAACTCGTTAGAACTTCTTTAACTAAAGAAGCTACTTTTACAGATAAGTATGATGATAATCCTAAATTAAAAGGTAAACAAAAAGATTTACCTGATGCTTTACAAAAAGGAATCATTAGTAAAAAAGCAAAAGGCGAAGTTAAAGAAGGATTCTACGGATCTTCAGATATTGAAGACGTTACTTATGCTTTAGGATATTCTGATCCCTATGAATTTTTCCAAGACAACCCAGGCGCAATTGATGCACTTATGAGTTGGGTTGAAAGCGTTCCTGAATTTAGAGATATGCTCAAAGATGCTAATCTAATGGAAGATTTAGATTTAGGTCATGAAGACAACGAACCACACATGCTAAAAGCTGACCTATACCGTATTGGAAAATACGCTATGGAATTATACCAGATGGTAGACCAGTTTGAAGGTCCAGGTGAAGTTGATTTTCCTCATTGGTGGCAAGCTAAAATTATTAAA